TTGAGATACCTATTAGTCTGCTCCGACCAACTGCTACCATCTGAACTATCACCATTATACCCCATATGTTCTGGTGTGTTCATAATAGTATCGTAAGCAATCGAAGCAGCTAAACGCTGTTGATAAGCAGCGGCATGTATCCCTGCGTTATCGTCCATCCTAGCTTCGGCTACAGCTAAACACGATTCGAGAATCGTCTCCGCATGTGCCTCACCACCAAGAGGATATGGATTTACGGCTGTCAGGTTTTGAGGCAGTGCGTGATAGCGATATGATAATGTGTACGCCTTGTCGGGAGAGGGGTACAACATTAATTGAAATCGCTGTCCATTGGACCCGCTACTGCTAATAGGCCTGACAGCCGCTAGTTTGGGATCACTTCTGAGACTAGAGTAATCCCTTTGCCGCAAAGTTCGGATGCGATGCTCGCCTGTAATCTCAATCGGGAACCAGCGGTTATCATCCACTGAATACGTCATCGTTCCCATAAGACCTCCGAAGTTTGCCGACAAGGTATAATCGGCTGTTCCTGCTACTAACACCTTGGTCGTCGTAGGTTCCATAAATGACCACTTATGACCACGTGGTGTGTTCTGTGTAGGGGGTGGATGATAGAAAGACCTCAATCCTGAAGCGATAATATCATCTAGTTGAGTTCCCTCGTCTGCTGACCAATTAGCCGATGTTCGTTCACCTAACCAGAACCACCCTACTTCTTTTCGTAGGTAGTCCCGATCCACACTTAACGTGCTCTCAGTAGATGTATCTGCTGGGGAACCTACAGTGCGAATGGTAAACTGTACGGGTACTGCACTTGAGTGGGTGAATAAGAGGCCTACGATGGCCGCTGTCATCTCCGCAGCCGTTAGGTTGACAGAATACTGCCCATTACCTTCCTCGGCTATAGAGCCTGCTATGGAAGCCTGAGTCCCACCGTCCTTAGTGATATACTTACCAATACCAGCAGCAGCACCAGTTAGCGCAGCCCCTGTGGTCTTATTCACAAGTCCAAATGTAAACCCTGTAACGGCTTCGGCTCTTATAAAACTCATGCAGATTTCTTATTGTTAATTGGTTTAGCCTGACTTGAGACTGTAGGCTTTAGTGATTTAACCTTCGATTCCTCTTGTGTGAGTACAGCGATGGCTACTTGTACCGCAAATGGTAGTGGTCCTGTCAATCTTCCATGATATAACCTATGTGCTTTCTCTAGGTTTTCCTTCTGTGCTTTCGTTAGTTTGTTCTTCGTTACTTCTTCAATTTCTTTAGTCAACCCGTCCATGTCTCTCTCCTGTGAAAACCCGTGGTCAGCCCCGGCAGATCAGACGAATCCGACCCACCGGGACCTCGCACAGGAGACTAATCCTAGTTGGCGATGGTTTCTTCTTGGTAGCAAGCAACCCAGTCCACATGGACGATGGGATCAGTTGTTCCAGAAGAATGACAAACAAGACTTGGGGTCATTCCAACAATTGGAATATCCGAAGTAATGGCTGTCTGAGCAACGCCGTTGACGAATGGAGTGATTTTAGTCAACCCATCTACAACGAATCCTAGCTTGACGTAATCATCATCCACAACAGTGTGAACAGCAGCAGTCGAGCTTCGACTACCAGCTTTTTCACTGTGGATTCCCATTGCTGTCGTGTTGATAGCCTCAAAGCCAATATGATTGGCCGTCGAGTTTGCAGCACTTGCAAGCACAGAGGTATCAACTTCAGCTAGACCTGCAAACAACTGGCAGGTCGTACTCCCAATATCAGCAATCTTCACACGAGCTTCAAAGTAAATCTTTGATGCCGCAGAAGCGATAAAGGAAGATGCGCCAGCAGCACCACCAAGTTGAACTTGCACACCTTGGTTATTGGTCGTACTGTTACAGTCAAGCAACAACACACCACCCTTGGCGGCCACATCCAACGCAGCAGTTCCTGCCGTTGCTTGAGTGAGAACCCATTTGTTCTCATCGTCAAACGTCAGAAAATCGTCGATAAAACCGAATCCTTGATCCAGTCCACCAACGGCATGTTGTGCCAATGGTGCTTGGTTCCAAAGAGTCGGGCTGAGGCCCCGACGAAGGGACGCAGCTTTAAGTTGCGGTCTAGTAAATAGATCACTCATAATACTAAATCCTTTCTAATTAGGCCACGTAAAGTACGAATAAACGACGGCGGTTTAGACAGATGAACTGACCCCAAGAATCCATATGGACTTCTCTTGTGGTATGTTGGCGTGCCGCTTTTTGCGGTGGGTGCCATAGCATGTCCTTGCCCGTCTTGTAATGATATTGAAGCACTTTGTGATTCACACCATAGATTGGGTTAGAACTGTCATTACTGTCAAGATAAGGAACCCAGATAACTGGATTACCCTTAACGACTACACTGCCTGCATACTTCGCAAGATCAACACCAAGGTTGTCATTACGAGATTCAAGCAATTTCTCCATGTCTTCTACGACACTATAAGTGGTGTAGAAAGCCCAGTCGGAATCACCTTTACCATTGCCAAGTTCAGCGAATTGCTTCGGTGCTTGGAAATAAGTATGAGCAATAGCTTTACGCATCTTCGCAATGAGGTCATCACGAGAAACAGATGTGTAATTACCACTCCAGTTCTTCCAGTTAGGTACATCAGCGACATTGATATTAGCTGCACCACTAGAGTGTCCAGAAGGATCACCGCCAGTGAAGCCACCACCAGGAGTCGTTGTTGACTTCTGAATCCAGAAGGGAATACCTAATGGAGTACGTGGGCTTTCGCTATCACTTGCTGGAGACGACCATAAAGCCGATTCCATCAATTCAAAGTAATCGTTGAACGCCGAGTGACGACGGATGTCGATTTCTCGGATGATCGTTTCACGGTCAGATTGGAAGCTCTGCTCGTCCACGTCATAACTGAAGTTAACGGTCGCTTTGGTAAATGGCACTTTAGCAGTCGTCATTAAATCTTTAACTGCTGTAGCGTCAACGCTGTATAACTCCGAGAACTTTGCAGTTCCGGTGTTAGTCGTCTGTACTTTCCAATTAAGGTGTGCTCCACCTTGGTAGGGAGTACGTGCCTTGCCGCTAAGGAACTTAGCTGCGAAGCAATGGTGTTGATTATCTAGACTCAAATCCACCCATGACTTTTTCTTGAAGTTATCAAGAGTCAAGGTAGTAAAATCGTCTAGCTGATCTGGTAACAAAGGCATGTTTATGCCCTCCTATTTAGCAGACCTACTTACTTCCATTTTCGATCATCGCACTATCATAAAAGTCTTTGAGCACATTGCTATTAACGGCATCGTTGATGTCGTCGATAGGTCGTGCATCAGATGAAGGAGAAACTCCCCCACCTAAACGACGTTTACTGTTAGAACGCAGTCGATTATTTCGGCTTTGTCGGTCTTGGTTTCCAATTTCATCAGCAAAAACTGAGTGATACGCCTGCTTAACAAGGTCATCCATTGCTGGCATTCCTCGACCTGAACTCCGGTATCCATTAGCCAAAACAGTCATCTGCTCATAAACAGATTCCATGTTCTTAGCTTCAGGTGACCCAGCTTTCAAATCCTGATAAGCACTCGAACCAAACAAGTTTTCATTCGATAAGTTAGTAATAGCAGTGTTGAACTGCTCCAATTCACCAGCAGCGTGTTCTTGTGACTGTTGCTGTTGGGCATAGTTCACAAATTGTTGCTGGTCGAGAATACTCTGAGCGACTAAATTCAATTGACCATCGTAATGGGATTGCATGTTTGCAGCCATTGCGTTGATCGCAGCCTTTAAGCCGTCATCGTAATCATCACCCAGTTCTATAGAGAACTGAGGTTGTTGAGGTAGTTGTTCCTCGGTGCCACCCTGTTGCTGTTGGCCTTGATACCAATTGTTCCATTGGGAGAGTTGTGCATTCCCTTGGTCAAATTGATTGACTACATACGACAGTGACTTCTCGGTTCCAAAATCGGACGGATCAAGTCCATATTGTTGGGCACGAGATATTAGGTCAGGATTAAACGTCTGACCGTCATCAACAGTGGAATCTTCAACACTATTGTCTTCTTCTGACACTGCTTCAACTTCGGCAGTATCAGTTGATTCTTCTTCGATACTGACCCCTGGTTCCGACTCTGTGTCGTTCTCCAAGGAATCAATAACCTCCAAGTCCCCTTCAGATAAAGTCACCTCCTCATCCGGTTCTATTTCTTTTATTTCTTCAGCCATGTCTAGTCTCCATATCCCCCGTCCCTATCGACTAATCCTCGATGTTTCAGGTAACGTGCTCGTTCCCCTCGACTAGTGAATACGCATTCACCATCATTAGAGAACTCTACTCCTGTGAACCCACTCTGTTTCGCATCTTCACGAAACTCTTTAACTTGTGAGAAGTGAACTCCAGCACCTAGGCTTTTAAGGCCTGTAGCCCAGCCGTTAGAGCCACATCTCTTGTCTTTTGCTGCACCAGCCGGATACTCCTTGGCAGGTTGTTTGTGGTCATGCCAACGGTTTACACCGTCAGGGTCTTTCCATAAAAATTGATTACCCAACTGCTTGCTCCCGACCCATCTGGTTCATCTGCTGTTGATTTGGTTGTCCACCTTGCAGAACCTGTTGCATCACATTACTTCGTGATTCAGCAGTACCACCTGTGGGTACACTCCTCCGAACCGATTCCCGCACAGTATGACTTGCTTTAGCTGGCTGCTGTGGCGTAGGTCCTGGTCGGTCTTCTTTTGGTTCTTCAAACTTCACGATCTGTTTCAATCGTGGCATATCCATCAACTCTGCGTACATCTCAACGAGTTCTTGAATGTCTATCGTTCCACCGTACTGTTGCATCATGCCTTCCATTGGAAGTGCAATCTGAGTAACAAAACTTGAGATTCCCTGCATTCGTTCTGAAGGTGACTTGTACATCATCGAGAACGGTTCAATCTCAAAGTTGTAATCAATGAAGTCGCCTTCTCGGACTTCAGGAGTCCAGTCAGCCCGTACCTTGATGCCAGACGTTTCAAAGTCTTGAGGTATCTCAAGTACTTGGTCATGCCACAATAATGAACCTAAATCTCTGCAAATCCTGCTAGTGAAATCGACCACACGATATTGCATGTTCGCTTCACGCTTGGTCACAGCACCGTGGATTAGTTTGTCCTGACCTAGTGTGTCCGACTGTGGCCCTAGTCCTGCCATCATTTGCAGGTTGCCAGCCATACGGTCATACGTGTCTTTCATGGAATGAGAAAAGGCTTGATTCTGTGGATCAACGCCACCCATCTTCATCACATTCACACTGTCAGGATTATCAACCCGTGTCCATTCACCATCACTAGCCTTCTCAATACGACGTGCATCGTCTTGATGACCTGCTTGGTAAAACGGTATGTCTTTTTGTCTCTGTGCCTGTCGTCGTTGTTTGCGTAGCAACCCATTGATAAGGTCATGCAATGGCTTCAAGTTCATTGCAGGGGACACAGGCATGATGTTATCAGGCACTTCACACGTAAGGCTCAGTGTATGGAATGGACCATTCTCCGGCCCTTCCCATTCGACCACACGCAATGGCTCTGTATTCTTACCAACTGGTAACGTCACCACCAACTTGTCTTTAGGAAGCCACACATCCATCAGATCAATCATGGGTTCTATGCCAGCTTCTTGCGTCTCGCTCTTGAGCATCTCACGGATCGGCACTTCACCAGAATCAGCATTCCATCCCGGATACTGACTTACAACGTCCAGTTCCTCTGCAACCTTCTTGTTGTAAGCACCATCATTGAGAACCTTCTCTCTGCTGATACGGTACTTGTTTAGTGCAAACGACGACTTGCGCCACTCAGAAGCAGTTGTGTCATAACAGAAGTCATCAAGGCTAATGTTCTCTGCGAATGGCTTGCCAGGGTCTACCCATGCGTCTTCACCCTCAAGCTCAACCAAACCAGCGTCAGCCGTATATACCTTCACGATACCCATTGAGAAGAATGAATCCATCACTGCCTTACGCAATGTATCTTCTAACCGAATCTCTTTGATTAAGTTATTAATCCCCAATTGGAACGAATGAGCAAACCATGTTACATCTGTGTGCTGGGCTGTCACTAACACACGAGGTCGGTTTGCTGCTAAGGACATCGTATACGTTTCAGCCGTCTGGTACATCAAGTTCATAATGATGTCTTGACGACCTGAATCACCTGAAGAACCATACATGGAACCCACAAAGTCCTTGACTAATTTCTTACGCACTTCCCGAAACGGTCGAAGAACTCGTGTAGAGTTTTCTATCGCTTTGAGGAGGCGAGCACGATGTAGTTGGCTACTAGGGTCCATTTACCATCCATCTTTCAGGGCTGTCTTACGTCTCTCGTGTTCCTTAAATCTCCACGCCATGCAACCATAAGGAATGTTTTCCTCATAGTCTTCCCTGTCCTCTTTACTTACTGCCGGACGATCCTTACCAGCGTGCCATGCAATCGCTGCTGCGATAACACGGTCACCATGTGCCTGTCCCTTAGCACTGTCATCCATTGTCCTAACGGATCGGG